ATGTTTAATGCCGACCGCACCAGCCGCCATGACTGGGAAGAGTCTTATATAAAAGGGCTTGATCTGTTGGGTATGCGTTTTGAAGACAGAACTACTCCTTGGGACGGGGCTTGCGGCGTGTTTCATCCTCTCTTGAGTGAAGCCGTTGTCAGGTTCCAGTCTCAGACTATTATGGAAATATTTCCTGCAAGTGGGCCTGCTAAAACCAAGATCGTAGGAACGCTCACTACAGAAAAGACCAAGCAAGCAGAACGTGTACAGGATTATCTTAACTACATGATGACGGTTAAGATGCCGGAGTACCGCACAGAAACAGAAAAGCTACTCTTCTCTCTTCCTATTGCAGGCTCAGCCTTCCGCAAAGTCTATTATGACCCCAATTTAGGCAGGGCTTGCAGCATGTTTGTGCCAGCAGAGGACTTTGTAGTCAGCTATGGCGCTGCTGATCTGGAAACAGCAGAGCGAGCCACGCATGTTATGAAGATGGAAGCCAACGATGTGCTGAAATTACAGCAAAGTGGCTTTTACCGGGACGTAGAATTACCTGCTCCTGCTCCTGACACCACAGAGATAAGGGCAAAATACAACAAATTAACAGGCGATCACCCAAGTTATGAGGTAGATCAACGACATACGTTGCTTGAAATAATGGTTAACGTGGATTTACCCGGTTTTGAAGACCTTGAAGCGGGTGAACCGACAAAAATCGGACTTCCTTACGTTATTACTGTCGATAAATCGTCAAACATTATCCTTTCTATACGCCGAAACTGGAAAGAAGACGATGAATTAAAGCTAAAGCGTCAACATTTTGTTCATTACCAGTACCTTCCGGGGCTGGGGTTCTATGGGTTTGGGCTAGTTCACATGATTGGCGGCCTAACCAAGTCAGCAACCTCGTTATTACGCCAATTAGTTGACGCAGGTACGCTTGCCAACCTTCCGGGTGGCCTAAAAGCGCGGGGATTACGCATTAAAGGCGATGATTCGCCAATTATGCCCGGAGAATTCCGCGATGTGGACGTTCCGGGCGGTGTTATCAGGGATAACATCACATTTTTACCCTATAAAGAGCCATCTGCGGTGTTACACCAGATGCTTCAGGAAATTGTGGAGGATGGCAGACGATTTGCTTCCGCTGGCGATGTAAAAGCCGCCGATATAAACGGCGAAGCGCCAGTTGGCACGACTCTTGCGCTCCTAGAGCGCGAAATGAAGGTTATCAGTGCGGTGCAGGCCCGTGTTCACGCCTCAATGAAGGAAGAACTTAAAATTCTTTGCGACATTGTGGTGGAATACGGCCCTACTGAGTATCCGTATGAAACCGAGGCTAACGCGGTAACGGTAGAAGACTTTGATGACCGTGTAGACATTATTCCTGTTAGCGATCCAAACGCTGGGACGATGGCGCAGCGAATTATGCAGTATCAGGCAGCGCTTCAGTTGGCTGCTCAAGCTCCGCAGATGTATAACCTGCCGCTTTTGCACCGACAGATGCTGGAAGTTCTGGGTATTCGTGATCCAGACAAGATTGTGCCGACTCATGATGACATGAGACCTACTGATCCTATATCAGAAAACATGAATCTGATGATTGGCGAGCCAGTAAAAGCCTTTATATATCAAGATCATAAGGCTCATATAGAGGCGCATACTGCGGCCATGAACGATCCAAAGATAGCCGAATTGCTGAATCTAGCACCGGATGCACAAATGAAACAGGCAGCGCTGGCTGCCCACATAGCGGAACACGTTGCCTTCCAGTACAGGCGTGACATTGAGAAGGAATTGGGTGTGCCATTGCCACCACCGGATGAGCATCTGCCTGAAGACATTGAATACAGGCTGTCCCAACTGGTAGCTCCTGCTGCTGAGCAGTTAACAGGAAGGGCCGAGATGGAAATTGCTGCCGAGCAAGCAGCCGCGCAAGCGCAAGACCCAGTGCTTCAGTTGCAAAAGGCAGAGCTTGATATTGAAGCGTCTAAGGTACAGGCGAAAACGCAAACCGATATGGCAAGGATTGAGGCAGACTTGATGAAGGCTGCCGCTAAGGATGACCTTGAAAGAGACAAGCTGGCAGCGGATGAAAAGATTGAAGGTGCTAAGCTAGGGGTGAAGATTGCCGAGACCAATACCGAGCAGGAACTCGAAAGCAAAAAGATTGCCTCTAAGGATAAAGTGGAAGGGGCGAAGCTAGGCGTACAGATCGCAAAAGAAATGATGATCGACAAAAGAGAAAGAGATATTGAAGATATGATCGATAAGAGGGATACTACGCACGAAAAAATGATTGACGAAAGAGAGCGGGATGAGTGACTTTTTCTCTGAAAACGCGCTAAAAGTTTTAAACGAAAAGCTACGCCTTATTATGAATGAAACAGCCGACCATGTTAGCGGAGGTGGCTGTAAAGACATGGAAGAATATTCTAAGTGTTGCGGGATCATACAAGGACTCGCATTAGCTGAAAGAGAATTACTCGATCTGAACAAACATATCGAGGAAACATAATCTCCGCATTAGGCGGTGCAGTGACTCTGGACACTATTCCAGTGCAAGGACAGACTAATGGCAGAAGCATTAGCAGAAGTAAATACGGTAGAAGTAGAGACCGCAGAAGAACCTCGCGCAGCTCATCAAATGCCTGAGCCTGCTGGCTACAAAATTTTGATTGGTCTACCCGAACCTGAAAAAGCAAGCGAAGGAGGTATTCTCAAAGCCCAAGAAACTCTTGCGGTTGAAGAGGTAGGCTCCATTGTTGGCTTTGTTATCAAGTTAGGCCCGGATGCTTATTCGGACAAGGCTCGATTTCCCAACGGAGCGTATTGCAAAGAAGGTGATTTCATTATTATGAGATCATACTCTGGCACACGTTTTAAGGTTCATGGTACAGAGTTTAGGCTTATCAACGATGACAGCGTAGAAGCTGTGATCGAAGACCCTAGAGGGGTGATGAAAGTATGAGCGAGAATGAGGTTGAAGAAACTTTAACGTCTGCTGAAGACAAGTTCTTTGGTGTTAAGACGCAACACGGCCAAGCGGCTGAAAACTCTCCTTCTGAAGAAGAAGGTGCAACAGAACTGGAAGTGGAAGTCATTGACGATACTCCAGCAGAAGAAAAGAAACCGCAGAAGCGAAGCAGGGAACTAGCTGAGCCAGACGTTAAATACGATGACGGTTTCACAGACGATGAGCTAAAGGGATATAGCAAAAACGTACAAAAACGAATTAACCAGCTTAGAGCGGTTAATCACTCCGATAAGCGCAAGGTTGGGGAAGCTCAACGAATGCGTGATGAAGCGGTTAAGTTGGCTAAAGCACAGCAGCAAAAACTCAAAGAGTATGAGTCGCTGTTAGCAAAAGGCCAGTCTGCGATTATCCAGCAGACAAAAGGGAAAGCTGAAGTAGAGCTGCAAACTGCCAAAAAAGAGCTAAAGAAAGCTCATGAGGAAGGTAATGCAGACGCTTTGGTTGAAAGCCAGTCGCAGCTTAGCGCTGCTCAGGCAAGAATCAGGGAGATGGAAACACGGGAACAGCAGCTTAAAAGAACCTTGACGCAACAGCAGGCAGCAGCAAAGCAACAGCAAGACGCCGCTCAGCAACGCGCTCAGCAGCCGCCTTCCCAACCTCAACCAAAGGTTGAGCTTAGCTCCGAACAACGTCAGTGGAACGAAAAGAATCCTTGGTTTCAACCGCAAGGTAAGCCGGGACAACCTGTCGAGCCACTACATAAGGAAATGACGGCTGTAGGATTAGCCATTCATGACAATTTGTTTCATGAAGGTGTTACAGCCCACTCCGATCCCCAGAGATACTACTCTGAAGTAGATCGCAGAATGCGTGAACGGTTTCCTGATTACTCCGGTTTTCAGGATGGACGAGAGGAACGAAGCACTCCGTCCCGTCAACGCAGCAATACCACCGTGGTAGCGCCTAGTACCAATAGGAACAACGGCGCAAAGACACGCAAAGTCTCGCTTACGAAAACCCAAGAAGCTCTCGCAAAGCGGCTAGGGATTACCAATGAGCAATATGCCGAGCAAATGCTAAGACAGGAGGTTGGCTAATGTCAGAAGAAATAACACGCGCATCCCAAGACCTTGATTCTAGGGAAAACAAAACGAGGCCAAGTGATTCATGGAAGCCTGCTTCCGCACTTCCTCAGCCTAACCCAAGAGATGGATTTGCCCACAGGTATATTCGTATCTCGATGTTGGGTCAGGCAGACAACACTAACGTATCGCAGAAAATGAGAGAGGGATGGGTTCCTGTAAAGGCTACCGAGTATCCTGAAATCGATTTTGTTCCCGAGGTTGGTGGTCGTTATCCTGATAATATTGAGTATGGTGGTTTGTTATTGTGCCGAATTCCAAAGGAACAATTAGACAAGCGCAACGAGTATTATAATGAAATGGCTGTTAACCAAATGAAAGCTGTCGATAATAGTTTTTTGCGTGAAGAAGACCCTCGAATGCCTCTTTATAAAGAGAATTCTTCGAGGACAACTTTTGGCAGAAGATAATCTATTGGTAGATTGTCTTCGTAAACGAGGACTTTCGTATGGCTGCTTCAGCTACTCCGATGGGGGCAGAACCAGTTGGCGGTTTAACCGCTTGTGGTTCGTTCTCAGGTAAAGTTCGTCACCTAAAGATTGAAAGTGGTTATGCCGCTAACGTCTTTTATGGTGACTTTCTCAAGATAGTCAACTCCGGTACTGTTGAAAAAGATACTGGTACGGCTACCATGACCCCGGTTGGTATTTTTATGGGCTGCTTTTATACAGACCCTAACACCAGCCAACCCACATTTAATCAAATGTGGCCCACAGGCACTGTAGCGTCTGACGCTATGGCCTATGTGCTTGATGACCCTGATGCTGTATTTAGAATGCAGGCTAATGGTTCATTGGCGCAAACCACCTTGGGCAACAACATTGCTGTTGTTCAAACTTCAGGTTCCACTAATATCGGGCGCAGCAAAAACTCGGTTAACGCCAGTACCGCTGCAACTACCAACACTCTACCCTTGCGGATTCTAGAGTTTATGGAAGGGCCGGATAGTGAAGTGGGTGACGCATACACTGACGTACTTCTCACTTACAACTGGGGAATGCATCAGTACCGTAACGCCACTGGCGTATAAGGAGGCTTAGAGAATGGCTATATCACGAGCGCAAATGCTCAAAGAGCTACTTCCGGGTCTTAATGCCCTGTTTGGCTTAGAGTATGCAAAGTATGAAGACGAAGATAAGATGATTTACGAAACTGAAACATCTGATCGCTCGTTTGAAGAAGAAGTAAAGTTAAGTGGTTTTGGTGCTGCACCAGTGAAGCCTGAAGGCTCTGCAATCAATTATGATTCAGCGCAAGAAGCTTTTACCGCTCGCTATACCCACGAGACTATTGCTCAGGGTTTCGCTATTACTGAAGAAGCAATGGAGGATAACCTCTATGCATCTTTGTCTCAGCGATACACTAAAGCTTTGGCAAGAGCGATGGCGTACACCAAGCAAGTTAAAGGTGCTGTCCCGTTAAACAATGGTTTCACTAACGCTTATCAATCTGGCGATGGTGTTAACTTGTTTACTGCGGTAGGTGATGGCGTAACTGGCGGTGGTGGACATCCACTTGTTAATGGTGCTTTCAATTCAAATCGTCCTGCTACAGCGGCTGATTTAAACGAAACTTCGTTAGAAGACGCAGTCATTAGTATTGCTGCTTACACTGACGAGCGTGGACTTTTGATCGCAGCTCGACCAAGACGCTTGATTGTTCCACCTAACCTGATGTTTGTTGCAACCCGAATCTTAGATTCGGAACTGCGTGTCAGCACTGCTGATAACGACATTAATGCCATTAAAAATAATGGCTCCATTCCTGAAGGCTATGCTGTCAATCACTACCTGACTGACAACAATGCTTGGTACATCATTACTGATGTTCCTAATGGAATGAAACATTTCGAGCGTACTCCGCTTGAGACTTCAATGGACGGTGACTTCGATACTGGTAACGTGCGCTACAAGGCGCGAGAGCGTTACAGCTTCGGCGTTTCTGATCCACTAGGAATATACGGTTCTCCCGGTACTTCCTAATCGATAAGGGGCGGCTTTTGTCGCCCCTTATTTTTATTCTAGGCACATACAGTTTTAGCGACCAACCTAGTGGACGTTTACGAAGACGCTAAGACTAATCCTTTCGTAAAGAGGTAAATCTAATGGCTTTATCAACATTCCAAGGCCCGATCAGGTCAATGGGCGGCTCTTATAATCAAGGGCCAGAGTCCGTAGTTGCGCTAACAGCAGACACTACAATTAACCCTACAGATCATGCGGGTAAGATTATTCTTATCAACAACTCTACTTTAACTATTACTTTGCCAACAATAAATTCAGATGCACTTGACCCCTCTGCTGGCCCATTCCGAAAAGGTGGCGGCCCTAACACGTTAAGCAATGTAGGAATTAGTTATAAGTTTATCTTTCTTACGTCTTCTGGTGACAGCACTACAATTCAAATGACTACAGCGACAAACCTGTTTAGCGGCTCTCTTGTTCAGGGTAAAGCTGGGCTTGGGCTTGTTCATGTGTTTGAACCAAACGGTTCTAGCAATAATGCTTTGGTTTTTGATGGCACTACTACTGGCGGTGTAGCTGGAACTGAATTTACTATAACTGCTATTTATGCCAACAAGTATCAGGTTCAGGGTGTAAACCTTGGAAGCGGAACTTTGGCGACTCCTTTTAGTGGTTAACATTTAGCGGGGCTTGCCCCGCTTTTCAGGAGACTAATATGGCAGACGCAGTAACAACACAGACTATAGAGGATGGCCCTCGCAATCTTGTCATGAAGTTCACTAATGTAAGTGACTCTACTGGCGAGAGCGAGGTGGTCAAGGTCGATGTTTCAGACCTAAGCACTCAGCCCAGAACAGGTGCTGCGTGTACAAGCGTAACAGTTACAGGCATTCAGTTTTCTACTTACAATATGTCAGTAAGTATATTTTTGGATGCGACAGCAAATGTTCTTCTTACTACGCTTCCTGAGAACTATTCGGACACCTTGGACTTCTCAGACTTTACCGGAATACCCAACAATGCAGGGACAGGCGTATCAGGCGATATTCTGTTTACTACGAATGGCGCTGCCGCTGGTGATACTTATATGATTATCCTTAAAGGCGTTAAAAATTATGGCTAAACTAGAAATCTTCCAAAACGGAAACTTTAGTAACGGCGATCCGGTTTATCAGATTGGAAGCAAGAATGCCGATGGTGAATACGATATCGAGGTTTTTGATTTGATGAGCAAGTCAGAAGCCTCTTCTAGGCTTAAAAAGCTTAACGGCGCTGCTGAAAAGGCAGCCCCCAAGAAGGCTGCGCCTAAAAAAAAAGAAATAATTGAGGAGCCGGATATAGTCGAAGAGACTACTCGTGCTGACTTAAACAGGCTCACCAAGTTGCAGCTTGAGGAATTCGCTCGTGAGTTTGGCGTAGAGCTAGATCGGCGGGAGAAAAAAGACAAGTTGGTAAGACAAGCTTATAAGGCGCAATTTGATGACTAGAAACTATAGAAGCGAATACGCTAACTACCATTCCAAGCCCAAGCAAAAGAAGAACAGAGCAGCACGAAACGCTGCCCGAAACTCTTTAATAGGCGAGGGGCGGGTAAGCAGGGGAGACCGCAGAGATGTACATCATCGTGACGGCAATCCTCGCAACAATAGTCGATCTAATTTAGTGGTTACTTCCCGAAGAACCAATAGGAGTCGAAATGGCAAGCGATAAAAACTGGATACAAAAAGCGATTAAGAACCCCGGTAGCTTGCGTAGAAAGGCTGGGGTGAAGAAGGGCGAGAAGATCAGCGGTAAAGAGCTGAACAAGCTTGCTGATTCTAAAAACGCTACCACCCGCAGACAGGCGAACCTAGCCAAGACTTTGAGAAAGATGAATACGGGTGGGCGTGTTCGTGGAAGTGGTGCAGCTATTCAAGGGATTAGACCAGCTAGGAATGTATAGCTTATGAAAGGTAAAGCAAAAGTTAACTATG